ATCATCATCAAAAGAAGTAATAGGCTCTGCACCAATTAAGATGAGAGCGCGACTACAAATATCAATTGCACTATTAGCAGGTGTACTTAATGCCATGTTGAAGTATGGGGGCTATTGCCCCCACCCCTATTAGTTGTTGTCTAAGACTTCGTAGATACCGTTATCGTCGATAGCTACTGCGCCCATTGACATCATTGAAGTTGCTAAGTGAGCAACTTTCATAGGTACATAGTTTACCTCAGTTGATACATCTGAGTTAATACCAATACCCATAGCTGTTGTATGGTAAGCAAAGTTCTTGCCTCCTGCTACAGCAGACGTTGAGAAGATCTTGAAACCCAAGAACTCTTTCATTGTCATGCCACCTGCAAACGGTAAGTTTTGAGGACCAACAAAGTCTGAAGATGCAAACTCATTAATATTAAATAAGTCAGCGTAACCAGCAGGAGACATTGCAATATAGCGTTGTCCGTCTTCTGGTATATCAGCAGTACCCATTGTTTCAAACAATGTAAGTAGGTCAGCCTTTGCTAATGCGCCACTAGTATCCGCTATTTGTGTAGAGTTAGCCCCTGCATCCATAGCAGTAATAATGATTTCATCAGTCTTACGACCCAATGCCCCTGCCGCAGATTGAGCAACAGCCTGACGTTCGTTGATATTTATTTTCAACTCGTCAAGTTTGTCAATAAGTTCAGCAGCATAGTGATCGCTCATTGTTACTTCAACATTAGTGTGTGCCAATTCCATTGTGGTCACATCACCATTTCTAGTTTTAGTTGAAGCTGTTCCAGTGCCTATTTTCTGGAATCGTGCAGTTGAACCTGACACATTTGTAGAGCGAATAGTGTTCCGTAGCTTAGAACCCATACGCTGATACGCCATGTGAACTTCAGTTTCAAACTGCTTTATAAAGGCTTGGTCTATTGTATTAGCCATTTTTACAGTCCTTAATTGAGTTTCCGATTGCTACGAGTATCCACGTTTACACATCAATTCGGGTATCCATAAGGGCCGATCAGTGCACTACAGGTCGTAATAATTTATTATAAACATCATCTTGCTCAGAATTGCAACGCACAAATTCAACAAATCTATTATCATTGCTCATTTCAATAGGCTCAAACCCAAGCCAACATGCCCAGTTTAGCATATGTTCGTTCTTAGAAAGGATAGTCATAGTAATAATTGGATGTAGTTTATCAAACATATTTAATAAAGCTTTAGACATCTTAGCAGTTAAGATAACATTATGCTCTAAGCTATTTGCGAATATAGTAAACATTTGCGGAGACTCTTCTAAGAAAGAAAGCCCTCCTACGAAAACTATATTACCATATTTATTTCTGCAAATGTAAGACTCTGTATCATTAAATATCTCAGAAAGAGCTTGATTTACAGAATCGTATCCAAAGTCTTTGATCTCTAATTTATTAGAAGCATGCATAATATGTTCAAATTCTTTTATATGCCGTTCTTTCATTGGGGTAAGATATGCCTTACCCCTTTGAATTATTTTCTTTTCATCCATTGTAAAGTTTTTGGAAGCCATCATTTACTTCTTTTATAAAATCATCGTTCCTTCTTGCAGGATGCCAATACCTTTCATCTTGCATCATCTCTCTAAGACCTTGTTCTGTTATTTGTCCAGAAGGTGTTCCATCACTGCCAAATGCAGGAGACTGTAATTTTTCCATAACAAACTCAAGAGCCATAAGACCTTCAGCAGTTTCTGTTAATCTTTCAATAGAATCCATATGCTCTTGAGGAAAAAACTGTTTGGAAAATAAAGCAGCAGCTTCTATTCTAGCATTGGCGTTATCACCAAGCTTTTCTATCTCAGCTTCAGTATCTACCATTTCCCCTTGGGTTGCTTGCATTACTTTCTCAATGCCCTCTTCAAACTCAGATTGACTAAAGCCATAAGTAAACGCGTGATCTGCCCACCATTTAAGAACTTCACTATCGATAGCACTTTCTTCATCTACATAATCAGGAAGCAAATAATCTCCTGCGCTATCTGGTCTATCCTTAAAGCTTTCTGTTTCTATTTCTTTTAAGACTTCAGATCTAATAGCCTCGTCCTTAGTGCCTAACTTAGACTCAAGCTCTTTGTAAGCCTTTGCTAAGTCCTCACCAGACTTATATTTTTCTGGCAACCATTCTGGTCTATCATCTGTTTTAGCTTCCACATCTTCTGCTACTACAAAATCTCTTTGCTCTTGAGGTGGTAGTTCTGTTGTTGCTTCTGCTTCTTGAACTTCTTCATTCATTATTCTTTACCTTATGTGATCTTTGGACATGACGTTCTATTAAGCCAACTAAATAACGCTGACCCTCTAAGTGACGCAACTCATCAGTAGAAATATTAGGACCACTAACCATTTCTATAGTTACACTACGCAAGTATTTAAGAATTTCTTGACCAGTAGGTTCAGAAAACAAAGAGCCAAAGTTAAGGCTTATTCTATCTTCTTCTGCTTTCTTTCTTGCTATTCCGTCTAAACCAATGTGACTATTCTGCGGCAATAGGTGGTCCTGCTTGTTGTTGCTCTTGCTGCATCTGTTGCATTTGCTGCATCATTGCAACTATCTCTCTACGCTCTTCTGCATCACGAATCAACCCATCAGGTACACCAAACTTTTTAGCTAGGTGAATAGCAGTCTCTTCTGAATTAATTAATACGTTAGTTGTATCAGGACCAAAGTAAGTATTAACAAGCTCTAGAAATCTAGAAACGGAAGTAATGTCTTGATTGGATTGTGCTTGTGCTAGAGGTGAAGACGATCTTATTTTTACTTCTCGACCATTAACAGTAGGCATTTCTATACGACCCTGTTTCTTAAGAATATAAATTACTCTTTGCAAAACAGGCTGCACTAACTCAGCTTGCAATCTACCAAATGCTGATCCTATCCTGCGTGACAAATCTGCCATACGTTCAGCAACTTCTGTAGCAGATGCAGGAGTTCTGTCTGGATTTCCTAGCATATCATTGTATAATGCGCGTTTTATATTCAAGCGCATATCGCTTAGAACTATATCAGCAACATCAAATCTTCCTGCCGATTGGATTGGCTGCAATCCACCAGACTGCGGAGACTTAGGAATTATCGTGCCAGGGACTAAATTGATAGTATCTGGGTTAATAATCCCATCATCATCCATTTGGTAAATGCCAGAGATAGCCATCTGTGCATTTTCTAATATTAACTGAATAGTAAGATTAGTAGTCTTGATAGCAGATAGAGCATTAATCAATGGACCTCTGCCGTATACCTCTCCTGCACACTTAGACCATCTAAAACAAACATAAGGATTAGAACCTACGCCTTTAAACTTCTGCTCTTTAATATAAGTTTTAGTAGACATATCTATTACATAAAGGAGATAAGCTTCTTCATTTCGTTTGCTATAATCTTTGCAAAGAACTTCTAGCAAAGTACACTTACCCTCTGGATCTCTTTGAACTCTTTGCTGAACTTTAGGATCAAGCTTTGCATCAGGATACAAGATTACTATCTCAGAGTTCCTGATACCTTTTCTTTCTCTAAATACATGATCTATCTTATCATCAGGCCCAGTATCTAAAACAACATGAGGTAATGGTATCGCTGAAAATGTAACAGGATTTATTGCATCACCCTCATCTACACACAGTACACCAGTACCTACTGCTAGATCCATGAACGCTTCATGTACTTCCTGAGAGAAGTTTGAGTTCTGTAGTATTTCAAATACATACTCAGTAATCTCATCGAGATCATTATCTACAAAGTCACGTTCTTCTTTTGGGATTTCAGATCCTGCAATTAAATCTGCCCAACGTGCAAAGTTTGGAACTAATCCCGATTGTAGCCTCGAAGCAAACTCTTGAACGCCAACCACCGCTGTTTCGTCAAAGATCTTATCATCTCTACGCTGACCTGCAGTTTCATAATAAAAAGACTCACGCTGCGGTAGAGCATACTCATAACATTCCTCAAAGAGGTCAACAAAGTTTTGCCTATGTGCTTTAGCTTTTTCATATCGTTCTAACTTCTGTTTTGGATCTTGCATTATAAAAACCTACTGTAGTATCCGATTCCACCAGTAGAACCAGTAATTAAAGACCTTCTACCTGCACCGCCTCTACGACCTGTACCTGCTTGTCTGCTTTGAATATTAAGTTCTCTTTCAGATCCAGACAAGACTCTTCTTCCAGATCCAACTTCTCTGTCTTTTTCTATTCTCCTTCTTAGCAAAGACTGTTTTGCCCTAGCTCTTTTTATTCTTTGCCGCCTTAACTCATCTTGAGCTAAAAGCTCTTGAGCCTTCATAGCTTCATCGGGGTCTTTGGTGTAAATACTTTCTGCCGTTACAGATGTATCTCCAACATTATCACCTATAACTGTAGTATCATCTTCACCAGTAGAAGTTGTAGAAGTTGTTGTTGTGGTATTAGTATTAGTAGTGGTATCATCACCGCTAGTATCAGCTCTTCTTTTTTTCTTACGTTTTCTACTACGAGCTTGCTGATCGGCTAAAGCTTTTTGAGAGGCAGCACTACGACTTTCTAAGTCACGATAGTATGCTTGGTTTTTAGTTTTCAAACCTAGATCCATTTTTAGATCATCTGCGGCAGAGTTCTTTGGTGCTTGCGAACTAGAGTATTTACCAGTTGCTATATCTTGTTTGTTGCTTTTTTTCTTAGCTGTAGACTTTGGTGTGCACATAACAAAACTCCTCGTTACCTATTGGTAAACACAATTCAAAACAAATTTCAACGCACAAGTGACCAAACGCTAGGCTTGTTTGCCACACTTTTAGGTTTCCTATTAAATATATCATAGTCTTTTCTAGCTTGGACTACCTGAGAAGGTTTCTGATTTGACATCAAAGCTCGCCCTTCTCCTGCACCCAACAACAAATATTGTAACGCATCGTGTATGTGAGAGTACATATTCTTATCAGGTTTATCTGCGTATCTCTCACCACTTACTTCCATACGTTTGTAAGCATAGCCACCTTCAAAACCCTTAATAAGCTGTTGGCATCTTCTGTCCATTAAAAACGCAGGTTTACCCTCAACCATCTTGTTAAGTTGCTGCGCCACTGACTCCAAGCGGAGATCCACCGAATTGCT